TCTTGTGCTTTCAGAAATATATGCCACTTCATTTTGAGGGGAAATTTACGGTAATGAGCCTCTGTCTCTTGCCAGTATTTATCTTGGTGCTCGGCCATTTCCTTAATCACGGAAGGCGTCAAGGGTTCAAGTTTATATTCAAGCATTGGCGCTCCTCATATTAAAGGCGTCAATCTCGATTTGAGCGAGTTTATTTTTGAATCGGTTGTCGTCTTCACTTGCCGCGACAAAGGCGGAGGTTAAGGAAAACTGACGCTGGGTCTGCGCTATGGAATCAACCATGCAAGCTAAAGCGTGAAGATTCAGAGCTTCGATAACCATTATCTCAGGCATTTGCACTCCGTAACCCGTATGAGAGCGGGCTGTAGTCCGTTTCGTTGCGCGCCGCCAGAAATTGCGCGATCAAATCGTTCTTCTCGTTTGGCAGTTGGTAAACCGGCTGCTCCAGGCAAAGATACCTGACTGTATCGCAAAAATCTTTGTACTGCTCCTCCGGTTTATCCGTTCCAGTTTTCCACTGATAGTTGAATAAATCCTGGGTCGGACCCCGTTCACCACGGCAACCCTCTTCAGCAAACAGCAGCGCCGGTATCTCCTTGCTCTTCACGGTGGAGTAGTGGTTTTGCAGGTATTCTTTCACTCGCTTGTGACCCAGAGCAATGTCTCCGGCTTCGGAGTGCGAGAGTCGGATGCGCCCGATTCCGGCCTTGTCGAGTTCATCTTCCCACGAGGTATCGTTGACTTGCGTCCGCGCCCCGTACTTGGCATCGAGGACTACGAATGCCGGTTCCGCATAGTTGTGTTCTGCGCGTTTCACTTTCACCTGGCGGGCAATCTCTTCCACGTTCCCGTTAGCTAAAAGATACGCATAAACGTAGATTCGGTTCGCCGGTTTCCCGTTAATCTGAATATCTTCCGGGCTGACCGCCGCAAACAGCCAGCGTGTGGGGCGGGCATCGTGCGGGTCAACCGCCTCAATCCGCATCCAATCGGCGGGGATTTTGAAGTCCTTGTAGAGATGCACCGCCCGGTCGAGAGTCTTGTACACCAGCCCGCTCAGGTGGCCTTCCTTGCCGCCTATATGCGCGTCGTACTCCTCTGGGTCGGTAAATAGCTTGGCGTACTCCTCTATGCCTGCCCTTGGGATGAAACCCATGATCTGCCCACATTTGGGGCAATTGTTTACCGGGCGCTCCCCGTGAGGATCAACCATATTCACTGGGTCGTTTGCCGGGATGTACTCGTCGCACTGCCTGCAATAATCCTGGCAGTTATCCCAGGTCGTTCCGGTGAAGATCGCAATCTCTTGATCGTCCCCGCCCCCGTTAAACGCCTTCACGGAAAACATATCGTAGAAGTAGGGCGCTCCATAGAGCGGGGTCATGGCGAACCAGGAAGGTGCATTTGTTGTGACCTTGCCGCGCTCGGCCGCAATCAGCAAATCGTGCGGAGGCGGCTCATCCCATCCGTAGTGGTCATAGTCGATGCCTAGAAACGTGTCCGCGAGTTGGTTATACGACCGGACGTGGAGGGTGGAACCGCACAACCGCCCATCGAAATCGTATTTTATTGTGACCGATTTCAACGCCCCGGTTGTATCCCGCTTCCAGTCCGGTGCGCAGTGCGCCGGGATGAGCATGGCAAGCTCCGGTTCGATCTTAGCCGACACAGACTGAGCCATCGTCTGACAACCCATAAATCCCTGGTTGGGAACACGAATCGAAATCTTGTAATCTGGATCATCGTTTCTCAGCCACGGCCTGAATCCCATGGCATGAGCTATTGATTCGCAAACGGAGATTCTTGTTTTCCCAGTATTGTGATTGATCAAACCCCCGGCGAAATAGGTGTGGTATTTTTCAACCGTGAAGTCATAAACCTCTTGACTGGTAATTGGATAGAATGACACTATCTTTATACAAGAGTTTACGGGAGGTTTTGATGGGCCGCTATCACCGCTTAACGGGGGAAGAGATTGAAAAAATCCGCCACATGATTGAAGTTGAACGCCTCCAGCAGTGGAAAGTTGCAGACGAGATTGGGGTTCATGTGACGACAATCGAGGGAGTCTGCAAGCGTCTTCAACTAAAGACAGTGCATTGCGGATCGCGGACCGGGCCAGAGTCCGCACACTGGCGCGGAGGCCGCGTAATGTGTAAGGGTTATTGGCACGTCCGGGTTCCGAATCATCCTTACGCAAGAAAATCGGGCTACGTAGCCGAACACCGTCTGGTGATGGAGAATAAACTTGGGCGCTACTTGCTTCCAGGAGAGGTTTGCCATCACATTGACGGAGACCGCGAGAACAATGCTCCTGAGAATCTGATGGTTTTTCAGACAAATGCAGCTCACCTGTCGCACGAACTGAGAGGTCGAGTCCCGAACTGGACTCCTGAAGGGAAAGAAGCGATTCGTAAATCTCTTCTAGGAAACACCAGTGGCCGTCTAAAAGGACGCGGTGCCGGTCGGCTCCCTCAATCCAACGACCATCCGACAACTCAATCCGATAACACTTGTGAATCCCAGGTTTCCGAAACGGAGCCGTCGCCCGCGACACAACCTTTTTTTCTCCGTCCCATGAATAAACATCAAAAGGAAGCCCTGCTTGATAGAGGGAGCCGACCGTTCTTTCTCCGCTAGGAGTTTCTACTAAAGTGTTGAAAGTAATACATTTTTCGCCGGGCTTGAGAATCCGTCTGCGAGGCGTACGCCCGTACTTGTTCTTGATCCTTACAAACGGGTCTTGCACCCGATTCATTCTAAGCAAGCTAATACGTATTAGAGAGTTAGCAGTCTCGACAGCCTTGGCAGGGTCGATCTTGCCGTCCGCGCCGACAAGCCGAGCCAGCACGTCCGGCTGCTCACGCTTCCCCATTACTCCTCCAGATCATGCCAACTCGGTGTCGAGTACAAACGTTCCACAGAGAAGTTTGGCGGTCCTCATTGGGGACGGAGTTCCGACGATGGCATAGGTATTCCCGCGCGCTTCTGTCTTCCCAACCGGAACAATGTTACCGACAGGGGCGCTACTTACCATGACCAAACCGCGATGGGTTGACCACACTTGTCCTACTTTGATTTTCATTACTCCTCCAGCGTGTACTGAATGTAAACCACATCAGCGGCAGTCCCAATCGCGTACCACTGGTTCAGGTTGATCGCTCCGCTGGTGAATGGGCCGATGATTGTCGGGTCAGCCGTTGGTGAAGCCACCTTCACAGGGATTCCCGTAGTCGTGGCAACCGCCGAAGAGTCGCCAATGAACGATGCCGCCGTTCCCTGCCATGCCCTCAACTGCATCGCACGTAAGGGTAGAGCGGTAAATCGCGTAGCACCCGCTCCTAAAGTCACAGTCAACAATGGCATAAATCACCTCACTGCTGGAAGTGTATCACCTTCCTTCATCGCCGCCAGCTTCTCTTTCAGTCCCTTGAGTGTCTTGCGCAACTCCCGCGCCGCGTCCTCGTGGCGCTTCAACGTCAACCCGTACCCGTAGATCGCCACCTCAAGTTCCCGCCGGGTATAGCCGTTCTTGCCGATAGGTTCTGCCATCAATGTCCTGCCTTTCCGCGCCGGTAGGCTTCGATCACATCTTTATTGTGCGAACTGAAAGTAGAGTCGGGACGATATAGCAAGTCATTGATCTCCTCCGGCACTTGCGGCTCCGGGGCGAGGTACATCCGGCGCAGGTCCGCGATTGCTTTCGCGTAGCCTTGATTGTAAGATTCGGCGGTCTGGCCGATTGGATTAACTAGACGGTCGTTGGGCAAGTGGCTGTCCTGCCAGCGGATAGCCACTTCGAGAATACGCCTGACCTCAACGCCTATCCGATTTGCGCATTGGTCTTCATTAGGCTCATCCCATCCCATGTACGCAATCACCGCCGCCAACATCCCTTCCGGTACTACGTAATTCTTGTCGCTCATCTTAATCCTCCACATCTCTTCAAACTGCTTCTCACACCCAGGAAATTTCTTGAGCATTACGCGCTTCGCGTCTGCCTTTAAGTCAATAGTTCTGGTAAACCTCATCCCTTATCCTCCCTCTCCGGGGCGAGGTAAATTCGGCGAACGTCATCGATTCCATGCTCCCATCCGGCTCGGTAGATTTCCTTCTCAGCCTCTGTCCCAGTGTCCATGCGCCGATTCATCTTCTCCAGCTTCTCATCCTGCCAGAGGATGAAGCCCTTCTCAATAGCGACCATTAGTATCATCGGCAAATCCATTTCAACGGATTTATTACGGTTTAGGTAGTCCACCGCCGCATCCATCGCCGCCTTCAACCCCTCTTCCGGTACTACGTAATTCTCGTCGCTCATCCCTTACACCCCCTCTGGTGCATCATTGACTCGAATCGGTAACCCCATAAAGCAACTCCCTCAGAAATTCACTTTGCACTCTTGGCACCGATTCCCGCTTCCCCAGGGAACGACACCCTTGGACTCCCCGCAACGGGGACAGGACGGGAAAGGCCTTGAACCATCGGAGACAGAAGTTTTACCGCTTGGTGAAGATTCTCCCCGTGGAGCTTTATGAACTCGCACGCCTCCGCTCCCGTCATCTGCCGCCCGTTGGCCCTCTCGATCAGAGAAACCAGGAGCCACGTCATTACGCACTCTTCCGGCGATAATCCCATCCCGCTTCTCCTTGTCCACTGCAACCATTGGCAAATTTTGTAATAGTGGATTGATCGCACACTGGCGCTTATCCTTGTGCATAAACGCATTCAGGCCAACATTTCCATTTGCAGGTTGAGGCTCTATTGAATCCGAAGGATGCTCGCCTAAAGCTCCACGAACCTCCAACCCATCCCACGTAAGATTCACCACCGCCGCATTCCGCTTCCACCGGCAACGCTCCGCCTCAGCATCCACGTATGCCAACCACTCGTTACTCACTCGTATCGAAATCACTGAAGTGCTATTACGTTTTATAACGGATTTATCCTTTCCGTTGCAGATCGGTCGATACTCTTTAATTTGTTTGGCTTCTTCACTCCGAGCCTCGGATAGAATCTCATGTTGAGACACGATGCGAACTTCATACTTGGGATGATTTCTCACAAACTCCAACCACCGCTTATTACGATCTGTTCTAACGAAAGGGCGCGACATGAGACCGCTCCCCACGTAGAAGATAATGCCATCCCATACGTGGTGATAAACGCAATACTGACTCACCGTCACCCTGGTTTCTGCATCCATAACTACACTGTACTACAATTACGATTTGAAGTCAACTACATTGTCAATCCCTTTTGCGGGAAATTTCATGGGCGAGATATGCACACATCACCCTACCCGGCCTTCACTGGGGGGCATAGGGGGTCTCTGAGGCTCTCTTTTAGTCCATCTCATTGAAAATAAAAGCGATACAAATTCTAGCCAGTGTACCAGCGTACCGGACCACCCTCACGGTTGCCGATGCTGCGCTGATAGCCTGCTGATTGGCTATCTATATAGATGCGCAGCTCTAGTGCTGATTGCCCTCAAGTGCCTGATAAAGCGAAGGATAGACGAAGATAGACGCTGTAGGATGCCCTAGGACGCTTCGCTGGCACCTCGGTAAGGCTATCCTATGGCAGTATTGGCCTCATTATCAATGACTTGCACGGCTGGCCGCTCTCGCATATCCCGTATCGCGTCGCGCAGATCAAGTAGAACCGATACATTAACTTGCGTCGCTAAACCGCGTATTGTGCGCCCCTTATCTTCAAGTATTGCCGCGCCGGTGATCCGTGGGAGCAGTGGAGCTTTTGCTATATCTTCGTCAGTTATAGACATAAGCGTTCTCAACTGCAACGCATCAAATAGGTTAGCTTTGTTATCTTGGAAGTCTTTGAGTTCTTCTTGAGTATGGTCTCCGAGGAATTTGGCGAGAACCCTTGAGACTAGGGACGGATGACACCCCACCCTGGCCGCTATCTTGCTATCCGACAACTCTGGATGCTCTAGCTTGAGCGCGATGGCTCTATCGCCTGCCCCTGTGTGCTGGCCGACAACTTCGCCTACCGGCATTGTGATGACGGGTCTAACTCTAGGTGCCATGCGGTCAGTTTACCTCAATCGGCGGTTGATTGGCGAGTGAATAGCACGTCACAATAGATAGATAAGTGAGATTTCCACATTTTCCGCAGCCTGTGCGCTTGACAACAAAGCAGCTATGTGCATACAATCCTGATATGGAAAAACGCTATGTAGTACCAGACGAAATCGTGCAGAAAGACAGAAAGGAGCAAGCATGAGAGGAA